TACCGTGGAGAAGTTGCAGGCGAAGCGACTGAAGGTGAACTCATGATTGCTAAATCCCTTTAGATGAAATTCAGGACTCGCCCAAAACGCGAGGCATTTGCCACCCTGGATACAGGGCTCACTGCAAAGTCCTTTGATCGCGCCGCTAATCCCGGAAAGCTAGTGGGTTAACCGTTCCCTGATAGGAAACGGATCGCAGCCTCGACGACCCCAGAAAACATACATACTGAATGAATGTTTAAATCAAACCTATCATACGCAATGAATGTAAACAATCGCGGGTAGCGATTCAGACGCTCTGGCTTTGAACCACGACAACCTCGAAGTGCAGCCAACATTGTTGGCTGCTCGGCCTTAGGAAATTGGATAAGAGACTAGGGCAGGCAAAGCGCACGCGCACAGCAGAAAGCTGAGTGTTGGTGATGGCTCGAACCCAGGGCGTGCCACTGCGCAACTCCGTACCGATCGTTGTTTCGTTCGCGATCGACGGGATGCCTTGGATATAGGTTTGGTCTACCTCCCCGGTGCGCCACTCCCATTTAACGTTCGGGAAGTTCATGTTGCCTTGGGGGTCTTGAAGCGGAGTGTTGTCGAGGAAAATATCGCGCGCGGTAGGTGTGCCTTCGAACTCACCTTCGCCAACAGCGATCAGCATCTTTGCCATTGCGACAGAGCGCAGGCTATCCGGTGCCTCGGTTGGTGTTTTCGGCTTATCCGAGCCGCCCTTAGCGCCATATACGTCGATTTTCCGTGCTGCCCCCATGCGTTTCTCCAGGCAATAAAAAACCGCCTCATGGGCGGTTTTGGTGAAAGAATTTCCAGGAAAAGCTGCAAGATTGGATTTGCCGCGAGCAGGCTTTAACATGCAGCGAACTCCTCAGTCCCACAAGGAAGTACTCGGTGAGCAAAGCAAGTAAATGGACGCGAATTGCACTCTCAGCACCAGTTTATGCCGCGTCAATTTTATTCGGACTCGTAACGGCTAAAATAAGCGTAAGCGCCGTATTGGAGTTTTTTACGGGACTTATGACGGCCTATGACATAGGAGTGGCACTGGGCAGCTTGGCTATAGGTTTGGTTACTGCGCTCATTACTGGTGGCCTTTGGATGTTGGGCGGATACGTACGAGGGCAGCCAAAACAGATGAAAGCTGAGGCGCCATAATCGTCCTAAGCCTGGTCTTCTGCGTAGATCTCAGCACTGATAATCGCGCCGCCCCAACGGCGCTCCCCGATGCATAGCGGGACCGGGTTACCCGATGCGGTGGTGTTCTTGGCGCTGCCGAAGGCATAGCCAGGCGTATTTTCTGGCGCAGCGCTGGTCTTGAGGCCGCCGGCCTGGGGGCTGAGCATTTGGATCACGCCGCCCAGCGCCATCGAGCCGCCCATCATGATCAGGGCGGAACCGAAAGGTGCCATGGTGCCGAAGCTGCCCCCAGTGATCACTAAACCGACGACGATAAGGACAGCTCCAATGATGGTCTGCAACGCTCCACCACGCTTGCTGCCGGTGATTACCGGGGCAATACGAATGTCGCCAGCACCGGCAAACCCAAGTTCATTTTCACAAAGGTTTGTCGCGCCCCGGAAGACGGCGAACTCAACGCCCCTCGACTTGGCATTGGACAGAAACCGTTCGAAGCCTGGGATCTGAACGCATAGCGCCTTGATTGCTTCGGCTGGCGATCTCACGGCCATTCGAAAAGAGCGTCCGAACTGCCGAAGCTGGCCATAGAGCAAAATCGTAGTCATGGGTTGATAGTTGATTGCCAGTGCTGCCATAAAAATCTCCGGACAAGAAAAAGGCCCGCCGAAGCGAGCCTTGTAAGCCATTTGGTTGCTATAGACAGCCCTGAAGAACAGCCAATCGTTTGTTTGCAATCCAGTTGGGCAGCACTACGTAATATTTTGAAACCGAGCCAGCCCCTTCAGGCTGCACGTCCACAAAATAAGCAGAGGCCTCTGTGAAAACGGTGTAACCGCTTGGTCTTCCAGCTTGAAGTGTTGCACCTGGCGTACCGCCGAAAATTGCCTGATTTTGCCATTCGTACTGAACGCATTCCGCGACGTCTTTATCCGACTTTTTCGAATGCAGAACCTTGTAGGGCCCATCTTGGCGGGCCTCGTTCATCGTCGGCGCCATGCACCCCGCCAACAGCAGAACCGCCAACGACCCCAAAAATAATTTCATGCCGGTACCACCTTAAATTTTCGGATATGACTTTATCACTGTGGCGGTGAAAAATCGTCCAGCTTTTAGAGAGCTCCGTTCGTCGCCAACACGGAACTTTTCCAAGAAAATCGAAAAACATTGCTAATCTTCAGCCCACAGGTTGCCATCATGCCTAGCCATTGCCGATACGTCGGAGTCGACTTTATGAACATACAAGCGGCTGCATTAACACTGACCATAATCGCCACCTCTATGGAAACCTTCGCAGGAGCTAATTTCTACCCTCCTGGACACTTCGCGATAGATGGGGTTCCCGTAAACTGTCGCATGTACCCTACAATTGTAACTACTTCGATTCCTGACTCAGCAATGTTTAACGGGCAGGCAATACTTTTGAATCCTGCCGTAATTGGAGGGCTACCTACACCTCTGAAGCTTTATGTCTACGCCCATGAATGCGCCCATGGCATGGGCTACATAAACGAATCCCAAGCGGATTGCGTCGCTATAAAGACAGGAAGAAATCAAGGCTGGTTTCCTCCACAGGCTTTCAATGATTTAATAGTTATGTTTCAGAATAACCCGGGTAGCTTGCGCCATCCACCGGGGCCGGTGCGCGTTCAGAATATGTACCAGTGTTATCAGGACACTTCATCATGATCAGCGATACCGAGAGCAAGACAGCTGATCAAAGTGCAAACCACACAAACATTGAACGCTATTCTGTATTCATCTTCGGGGTTACGTTCCTGAGCGTGATGATTATACTTTCCATCTGGATACCGGAACCAACTAAGTCTCAATTCTTCACGTTCAAGTTGGCCATGGCATTATCTGCAGCGGGAATAGGCGCACTGCTGCCGGGCCTGCTGGAACTTAATATTCCACTCATCCCAACTAGCTTCATAAAAGCTAGCGGAGCAATCGGTTTATTTATTATAGTTTGGTACACCGACCCAGCTAAACTTGCGATTGACGGCATCGCACCTCCACCCACTGCGGAGGCACCTATTGTGGGTGAAGAGTTTATTTCGCTACTTGACTCAAAAAATTATCAACAAGCATACCGAATGTTCTCGGCCGCACAGAAACAGACCATTTCAGAAAAAACATTTACGCAATTATCAAACAACGTGCGAGTGCCGCTTGGCAAGCGAACCAAAGGCCCAATAATCAGTAATGTAACCCCTACCGAAGAGCTTATGGGAAAACATGGCCCATTCGTCGGCCTCCAATACCAGTCTAAATATGACACCCAAAGAAGTGTCTGGGCAGACTTCATTATACTAATAGCAGAAGAAGGAGACTGGAAGATCCAATCCCACACTATTGCACCTTGCACACCACCAAATTGTTCACCAATACCAAGCTTTTAACCTCCCCAATTTAGAGATCACTAACAACAAAATCTCAACCACCTATTATTTATGAATTGCTTACCTACCTCAACTTACTCATCAATAATCATAAGTACGTATTGCCTGCCTCAATATCATTCGTGTGCGATCGACCCAAGGCCCGCCATAGACGATGATCTCGGACGGCGTGCCGTACAGGTGGTGCAGCAGGAGTGGGCCTGGCCCGAACGTGCCGGACTCTTCGCCGGGCAACGCTGGATCGGTACCGAGGTAAATCCCGGCATGGTTAGGGTGAGCGGTGCGGCCAACCTGCATGACGATCATGTCGCCACGTTGTGGGCGGTCGACACGCACGAAACCTGCAGCCTCGTAGTTCGCTTCGTAAAGGCTGGCGTTCTCCGCACTCTCCCACCAACCATCGGTGCGCTGGAATGCTTCGAACTCAAGGCCCCACTCACGTTGATACCAGTCAGCGCAGACCTGCCAGCAGTCCCAGGCCCCATGTACGAAGGGGCGCTTGAGCAGCGGCGTGCTGCCCGTAGGTGTGATCGTCCTTAAATCCCCCTCCGGCCACGACAGAATATGCCAGGGCAACGCCGTGGCCTCGCACATGGCCAAGTCATGCGGTGACGGCCTGCTGGTGGCGTCCGGGTGTGAGTGAACGATGCCGATCACTTCGCCCATGTCTTCCGCTGCGGCGTAGTCCTCGGGATCGAGCCGGAACTCTTCGTTCGGCTCCGTGGCAATGTTCCGGCACGGGAAATACTTCTGCTTGCGGCCGATGGCCAGCAACAACCCACAGCACTCTTTCGGGTACTGAGCCGCCGCGTGCGCCTGGATGGCCGCGATGATGTGCTTACGCATGGTCAGCTCCGGGCTATGAGGGACACGGCAGGGAATCCACCAAAGGAAAGTTCGTTGTTCTCACCGAAGCGCAGCTTGCAGGACGACAAACAGCCCTTGCACTGGTCCAGGGCTGGATTGTCGGTTGGGTTGTCCTCGTCGTCGAACATGGCCGCGCCGGTGTATCCGCAATCCGGTCCACGGTAGCCGTTGGTCATGGCCCAGTGGCAGAAGGTTGTCATCTGCCGTCCGGGGAGTCCGTGGTTATCGATCTCACCCGGGGAGGAAAGCTCCCATACCACCGCCTCGCCGTCCTCGCTGGTTTTCTGGTCGATGTACCAGATCTCCAGTGCCTCCTGAGTCGGGTCTGCGGTTGGGTTCCCCTCGGGGAAGTTGGCTGCGTCCAGGTACTGGGCCAGAGTCTCACGGACCGTCAGCTTGAACTTGAGCATGTCCTCGAAGGCCAGGCACAGCGCCGTGACGCGCCCGTTGACGTTGCCGGCGGCGAAAGTCGGCCGAGAGGCGGTGCCGTCGCTGCTCGAGGAGATACCCTCAATCTGCACCGGCCAGGCCGCGTACTCTTGGCCCTGCCAGATAATCGACTTGGCGGGCAGGTCCTCTTCGGAGCCCTCGTAAGCCAGCAACTCCTCAGCCGTATGCGGGATAGCGTGACCGTGGAAGCGAAGGTAATCGGCGCCGTACTCGGTGCCGTCAATTTCGAACAGGCGAATCTCGCCACCGGGCTCCAGTTTCTGGATGTCCGTGATCAGTGCCATGGGTGGTTATCTCAGGGGTGAAAGGTTTGTTCGAAGGTGGCGGTGATGGCATAGACCTGGCCCCCGCGGTGAACTGGCTTGTAGCCGTTGCACTTGTAGAGCCCTAGCACGCCAAGAGGTGGCGTCCAGAGAAACGCTTTTGCCCCTTTCTCCAGGCCTTCGGTGACGGAGTCGATAGCAGCCTTAGCAGACTCGACCGCCATGTGTAGCAACCATGCTTGGCTTGGAGATATCACCAGCACTTCCATCCCGGCCTCACACAGCGAGACGATGTCGTCTCGCCCTACCTGGTACACCGAAAACCGGATCGGCTGAAACAGAAGCAGGCACAGACAAGGGACCACTGGACGAAAGTTGAAGAGAGGTATTTGACGCGAGCATTCAAGGAGGCCCGGGAGGCTGCGAACTGCTACGCGGGGTGGAAGGAAGAAGAGATGCCAGGCTTTCACGAAGTGCAAGCGCTGTCACTGCATCTGTACAAGAAAGCCGGAAAGGATGGTCAGAAGATTGCAGGCCATGCGAGCGAGGGAATGACCAAGAACTACCAGCGGGACCACGAGGAAATCATCTGGTCCGAGGCAATTCCGGACTGTGGGGAGGTGGCAGGTTTGGCACTGGTGACGAAGTCGGCGGGAAGAAGCGGGATTATCCGAGACAAAACGAGCTAAGCCAGGTAGATCAAGGGTTTCCGGCCTGCACCTCTTATCAACTCAACCCTGAATCCGTGCCAAAGACGCGCTAAACAAAAAAGACGACATTTAGAGAGGTATCGCACCCTTTTGCAGATTCTTTGGCATACGTTGCTCTTCATCTAATAATCATTAAAGAGCCCGAGAACAAGGCCTCTTGACCCACTTCCTGATCATCAAACTGGTTCTTTTTCTAGCGGACGAAAAGGGTGCGAGCACCTTTTCTGTTTCCAACGTTTCGTTTTGATATCAAACCATTGTTTTATAAAGGTTTATTTTTACTTTCGTGTTAATGGTCAGGTGATTTAAAACGGATGCAAAAAGAAACAGATGCAACGCATTTCCCCCGCCACCTTTCTATCCCCTACGAAACGTTAGCTCTTGCCGATCACATGGGAAACCGCTAATGTCCACATGTCGCTGCACATCAGCGACCGGGTTTGACGGCCCGAGCAAGTTGGCGCATAAGCGCCCACCATTCGACAGCAGGCGCTTTTTTTTGTGCCTGCCGTTTCGTGTTATGGCGGCTGTGCGTGGGGCACCTTCGGGTGCGCTGGGTGCCAACTTTCCCGGTCCGTCAACCCGCGCACAGCTGCCACCCTAAATCGTTTGACGGCGATTGGTGACAGCTCCACATATTAAGTTGGAGCAACACCCCATGAAGCAACATACCCGCAATCCGTCCGCTCTTAGCCGCGCAGCAGCCCTCAGAGCTATGGCTCTCTCCGCTCTGCGAGCAGACTCATCACTTTCCGTACGCCTTGGTCGCTACAACGCCGCTATGGAAAAGGCCCGTGCTCTTGAATCAAGCCACGATGTTGCGGAGGTGACCCATGGCTAACTTCAAGCCTCTCGACTCCAACTCACAAGGCTCTTCAAACCCAGTCCTTTACCTCAATGACAGTGCAACTCGACGGGATCTGATGGACGCCGCTGACTGGCGTCTAGGTGCCGTTAAAGACCTGCTATCTGTATTGAGCGTTTGCAATGCAGATGACACCGGGGCTCGGGACATCGCGAAGGTTTCGCGTGCTCTACAGCTACTCGTTGAAGATGCTGACTGTCTATACCAGGCCGCTCGCCAAGCAGCATAGCGATAGCTACAGGCCCTGGTGCCAATGGCACCAGGGCCTGTCGTCCGGTAACGAAGCAGGAGGTCTGCTGATGCAAAGCTGGTACACCGCCAAAGAGCTCGCCGGTTTAACTGGCATGCCAAAAACGACTCAGGGCGTTAGGAAAACTGCATCGCGTGCGGGTTGGAAAAGCCAACTTAGGCAAGGCTCAAAAGCACATGAATTTCCATTCGTTCAATTACCGGTCGATACCCAAACAGCGCTAATTGCCCAATCAGTCGCAACGCTGCAAACGTCACCGAGTGCCAACACCTCCCAAGTTTTATTAGAGCGTGACACTGTTTTTCCGTCACGCTTAAACGAAAGTCAACGCTCTGTAATGACGGCTCGCCTAGCTTTTGTGCGCGAGATCGAGCGATTGAATCACACCATCAGTCAGCAACGCGCCATCGAGACTCTAGTAAGTCTGGCGAAAGCCGACCAACTCAGCAGATACCTGACCGGTCTCGTAGAACGGGCGAACAATCGTAAATCCGGCGAGCGGTCTTTGAGCGAGCGCACGCTAAAACGCTGGCTGGCCGACTATCGTAAAAAGGGTGAAATCGGCTTAGCTCCAGCGCACCGCCAGAAAGACTTGAGTCTGCCAATATGGTCAGCGGCATTCCTAACTTGCTATCAGCGCCCGACTAAGCCCAGCGTCGAAGCCGCTTATGCCGAGTTTGCCCTCAAGCATCCAGCCGAGCGCCCGAGTATTCATGTCGTCCGCCGCTTCCTTAATAAGTTGAGCGCCGAGGCCCGTGAGCGCGGCCGTCGCTCCCCGCAGGAGCTGAAGGCCCTACAACCCTTCAAGCGCCGGACCACAAAAAACCTGCTCCCATGCGATGTGCTTACCGCCGACGGCCACAAGTTCGACGCCGAGGTATTGAACCCGCGCACCGGCAAGCCTTACCGCCCGGAAGTAACCACCGTCCTTGACGTCGCAACGAGGAAGGCACTGGGTATTTCCATCGGTGAGGCCGAGTCAACCATCGGCGTGATGGACGCCCTGCGTGACGCCATGCAGCACGGCATGTTCGCCATGTTCTACGTCGACAATGGCTCAGGCTTTCATAACGACACCGTCCGTGAAGTGGTCGACCGTCTCGGCGGCACCATGACCCACGCATTGCCCTATAACAGCCAGGCACGCGGTCTTATCGAGCGCTCCCATCAAACGATTTGGGTCAACGCGGCCAAGAAACTAACAAGCTATATCGGCGCCGACATGGACAAGCATGCTGGCACCAAAGTACATCGGATCGGCCGCAAAGAGCTGCGCGAAACCGGCCGCACCCGTTTGATTCCGACCTTTGCCGAGTTCATGGCCGGTGTCGAATATGAGATTGAAACCTACAACAATAGCCCGCACCGGGGGCTCGCCAAACTCCGCGATCCGCTGACCGGCAAAATTCGTCACATGAGCCCAAATGAGGCCTGGAGCGCAGCCGTTGCCGCTGGCTGGGAACCGATTGTTGCACCCGCCGATTTGTTGAATGACCTGACACGCCCGCAAGTTATCCGCCCGACACGTCGCGGCGAAGTTACCTGGGCCGGCGAAACCTATTTCCTGGACGCTTTGCGTAACTTTCAGGGCGAGCAAATCCGCCTGGCATACGACGTGCGCGATTCATCCCGCGTTTGGGTCCGCACATTGGACGGGGAGTTGATCGGCGAAGCAGTCCTCGACGGCAACGCCAGCGACTACATTCCGAAATCCATGATTGAAAAGGCCTACGACAAACGTGAGAAAGGCCAGATGAAACGCGCCGTGGACAAGCTGGAAACGCTGACCGGCAGCCGCGTAGAAATGGTCACAACCTCAGCCGCCCCGTCCGCCGACCTCAGTGCCGAGCAACTGGCCGACGCTCAGCGCTTTGCCGCAAGCCTTACGGCTCCCAAAACCAGCAGATTCGAATTACCCAGCGACCCGATAGGTAGGTATCGACTGTGGAAAGCACTAAACAGGCGCTTCCAAGCCGGGGAGATTCTTAACGGAGAAGAAGGTTTATGGCATGAGCGATACCCGCGCCATCTCGACTTTACCGCCATCAAGCGGATGTATGAGCACACCAACTCGTAGGGCCATTGCCAACGCTGATGGCCGATAGCACGAAAACAGCATGGAGAAGTACGGAATGAGCGCACCGAAGATAGTCCCCCTGACGAACGTCGGCTTGCTGGCCAGCGCAGTTGAGCGTGCTATGGCACGACCATCCAACTTACCCGGATTAGTGGTGATGTACGGTGCTAGCGGGCTAGGCAAAACCGTGGGAGCAACATTCGCAGCGAACATCTATCGCGCCTATTACGTCGAGTGCCGGGACACTTGGACAAAGAAGGCCTTTCTCGCAGCCGTTTTGCGGGAGATGACGATAGTGCCAAGCCGCACCATGTCGGAGATGGTCGATCAAATCGCAGATCAATTGTCACGAAGCGGGCGTCCTCTCATCGTCGATGATGCACAGTACCTTCTAGAAAAGGCAGCGGCCAATGTTCTGACCGACATCTATAACGCCAGCCACGGGACCATTGTTCTGATCGGAGAAGAGCGCGTACCGTTCAGCCTAGCCAAGCTTGAGCGCCTACATAATAGGGTTTTGGAGTGGGTGCCAGCACAACCTGCCACACAGGAAGATCTGCGAACGTTGTCAGCCGCCTGCTATCCGCACCTCCAGATACATGACGACCTTCTTGAAGACCTACGAAAAGCCGTGCGTGGCTGCTTACGTCGAGTGGTGGTAAATCTTTACCGCCTTCAATCCGAAGCCCAAGCGTTCGGCTGGGACTCTGTTGATAGCGCGCAGTGGGGAGACCGTGGCTGGTTCACCGGCGAGGCACCATTGCGGAGAACACTCTGATGGGCATTGGCCGAAAGCCCGCGCACACGGTCATTCAGGACGGTAAAAGCAATCGTCAGCGTGTGTGGGAAATGATTAGAAAGCATCCTGAGGGGATTAGTTGTTACACCATCAGTCGGCGTACTGACCTCAACGATGAAACCGTTCGGACATATGTAAACAGCCTGAGGAAAGCTGGCTACCTAGAGCGCGGCGACGGTGTTGGAGATCGAGTAGAATTCCAGCTAGTTCGTGATGTGGGCGCCGAGGCACCTCAGGTTCGATTGGACGGAACCCCAAGCCAACAAGGTCGCGGTACAGAAGCCATGTGGCGCACGCTCAGGATGCTGGATGACGTCAACGCGACCGAGCTTGCGCTGTACGCCAGTACATCAGCGCCGACAAGTATTGCCACAGCAAAAAACTATCTCAAGTGGTTGAACTGGGCTGGTTATCTGAGCGTTGTCACTCCAGCGCAACCTGGGAAGCAAGCGCGCTATTGCCTTGCGCATGGAATGTACACAGGGCCAATTGCACCGATGATTCAGCGTCGAGGGCAGGTCTTCGATGCCAATCTGGGAAAGGTCACGTTTATCCGGCAGTCCAAACCGCCCCACGAGTGATCAGCGTCTCCTGCGGCCTAGAAGAGACGGTACGCGTCGTATCTAATTCATAGCTACCCATACGCTTCCGCCCTATGTGATACCTCAGCGCCCTCGGGTACTATCGCTTGTCAGGATACTCACATAGGGAGAATTACAGTGATCCTCATATCTGCCGAAGTCGGACCGTTTCGATCAATCAACTCAGCTCAAAATGTAGAAATCGACCCTGACGTTACTGTTCTGGTCGGTATGAACGAGGCTGGAAAAACTGTTTTTCTTAAAGCACTGCATAAGTCTCAAGACGCATTAGGAAAAGAGAAATTCAATCCTACTGATGACTATCCGCGTAAAGACTACACTGCCTACATGAAAAGGCATGCAGCAAAACCCGAAGCCGCTACAACATTAAGATATCGCCTAAACCAAAATGAAATCGATCAAATAAACAACGAGTTCAAAACGAGCATTTCTGAGGGATTCGAATTTTCTATTATTCACCGATACAACAATGGAAAAACAATTGGCATACATGTCGATGAGAAGCCCGTAATCAACGTTCTAGCAGGGAACGCTGGGTTAAGCAGCGACGCAACGAAAGCTATAAAAAGTTGTAACACCTTGAGAGAGGTAGTAGCGCAGCTCAATGAGATCGACCTCAATGAGACTGACACCAACTTCCTGGCAGAGCTAGAAGTAAGAACAACAGAGACTGACTGGGGGAGCGTTATACAGTATGAAATATGGGAATTTTTGTCTGAAAAAGTCCCAAAGTTTCTCTACTTTAGCGACTACGACCTGCTACCAGGGAAACTAAACCTCAAAGATCTTGCGCAACGTGTAGCAAATGTTAAGGCAGATCCAAGCAATGCCGACCGCCATATGCAGCCGAAACATCAGGCAGTATTAGCCTTGCTTCGTATGGCAGACGTAGATATGGATGACTTTTCCGGAACCACCGGTTACGAAGAACTGAAGGCAAAGGTGGAAGCGGTCTCAATCAGCTTGACGGATCAAGTCTTAGAATTCTGGAAGCAGAACGAAGATCTTGAAGTGGAAGTGGATATACGCTCCGACACCAATGATGAAGCTCCGTTCAATGATGGCCCCAACCTATATCTCCGTATAAAAAACCGTCGCCATCGAGGTGTGACCACTCCCTTTGATCAACGTAGTCGAGGGTTTATTTGGTTCTTTAGTTTCTTGGTGTGGTTTGACAGCGTCCAACAACAACTAGACCCATCAGGAGCACCAAAGCACAACCAATTGGTCTTGCTTTTAGATGAACCTGGGCTTGCATTGCATGCATTAGCTCAAGCAGACTTCTTACGCTATATAGACGATCTCGCAAAAGATCATCAAGTTATTTATACAACTCACTCGCCCTTCATGGTAAATTCAAACCGCCTCCACCAAGTACGCGTGGTTGAAGACAAGTCACCAGGTGGGACTATAGTTTCTGATAATTTGTCAGGATCTGATGCTCGGACTATTTTCCCACTTCAAGCTGCGCTGGGTTGGAGCGTTGCTCAAAATCTCTTCATTGCAAGTAAGAACTTGTTAGTTGAGGGCCCGTCTGAACTTGCATACCTACTCACTGCCTCAGCCCTTCTAGAGGCTTGCGGTGAAGAAAGCCTCTCGTCGGACGTAACTATCGTTCCTGTTGGAGGCCTAAGCAATGTAGCGACCTTTGTGTCCTTGTTAGGGGCAAACGGTCTTGAAGTCGCAGTGCTTCATGACTTCAGTGGAAAACCTGAACAGAAGCTTGATGGATTAATTCAGCAAAAACTGCTGGCAAAAAAATCAGTGTTTAACGTTTCACAATTTCGCGACGCATCAAAATTCGGCCAGAACACCGTTCCAAGCGACATCGAAGATCTTCTCCCGATAGGGCTTTACCTTGAGTACTTTAATAAGACCTATACAAAGGAGCTCAAAGGCGTCCCGGTCCTCGAATCCGAGCTGCCGGAAAGTGATCGCATCGTACATCGTATAGAGCGAGCCCTGGAGGCTAGGGAGATCAAAGTACGACCTTCGGGTGGCTTCAATCACTACGCGGTCGCAGCAGCTTTCTCTACCGCCCCACCAGAAACACTTGATGAGGCCACGCGCCTGAGGTTCAGTGCGCTTTTCAAGTCAATCAATGACGTTCTCACCTCATAAATCACTGCTCGGCACCTCAGCCGGTCCGCCCCCGACGACCGGCTTTACTTCCCGAAAGAATTGTATCTGCCTATAGAGCGATTCAAGGCGCGCAAATCCCTAAGCCAACCGCTGATCTATCTTTCTTTCGATCAGCGTTTCTAACACGGGTCTAACGCCCTTCATGGCTGCGTAATACGGCCCACTCCCACGTGATACGCCATTCAATGCGCAAAATCGCGGGTCACGGCTTCACTCGAATGCCTTCTCTATATAAGTCGGCGCTGTTGTTCCGCGCTGAAAACCTTAAACCCCCCTGATATACGAACCTCTAAGAGAAAGCGTTTCAATGATTCCTGTCGACGCAAGGTTGGTTGGAGACATTGAAATGCATGAAGCCGAGAAAAAGGCCGAACGAAAGAAAGAATTGAGTCCTTTGCCTAAGAGCATGATAGAGATGCTCGAAATAATAGAGCACTCCATTAATAAAGAAATGGAACTCGATGCTTCACCCCATCACTTGGCTAAATCGGCAGTTATCGCTATATGCGATGTGATGGGCGGTGGAATGATTTACCTACCACGCGGTACAGCACTAAAGAAAAAGCTGAGGAGTGAAGCTCTTTACTCTGACTTCCTGATCGGCATTTCGCATGAAGAGTTAATCAGGAAATATGCAATAGCTTCACAGACCGTGTACGACATCATCACTAATGAACGCGCAATGAGTCTTGAAGAGAGATTTAAACAATAAGGGGGTTCGGGGTGTGAGCGAACAAGATGAGCAGAGCAAAATGGGAAAACGGGTTCCAAGCGCCACCTGGGAAGGAACTGCGCTGAAGCTTTTCAAATCAGTTGAAAGCTCAATTGCACATGCTTTTGAGAAAGGTTCTACTCCAGAACATCTTGCAAGTGAAGTGATCACGGGACTTTCCAAGTATTTTGGAGGCCGAGTTATTTATATCCCCAAAGGTTTCAGATACGACCGAGAACAGCGCAATAAAGAAATATATAGCGACTGGAAAAACGACGTATCAATTAGCGAACTATCAAAGAAGCATGGACTCACGTCTGCAACAACGTATGACATCGTTGCCAACTTCGCAAACGAAGAAGGCTTGAAGAAATCAAAAAACAGGTTTATCAAATGATCGTTACACAAAACACCATTAATGCACTATTCGTTGCTTTCAAAGCAGTATTCCGAAAAGCACAAACAGGCACGCCGACCGATTGGCAGAAAATTGCCACCATCGTACCGTCCTCGACTCGCAGTAACACCTACGCTTGGCTGGGACAGTTTCCAGCATTCCGTGAGTGGGTAGGTGATCGCGTATTGAAGGATATGGCGGCTCACGGATACACCATTGATAACAAGAAGTATGAAAGCTCCATCGTTGTATCGGGTACCGATATCGAGGATGACCAAATTGGGGTTTACTCTCCGCTGATCGAGGAAATGGGGCGAGCATCAACAGCCCACCCGAACGAATTGGTCTTCGCCTTGCTCAAGGCGGGCCTCACTACAAAGTGCTATGACGGCCAAAACTTCTTCGATAACGATCACCCGGTTTATCCGAACAGCGACGCGACCGGGGACGCGGTCTCGGTCAGCAACTTCCAAGATGGCGCTGGCCCAGCCTGGTATCTGCTCGATGTCAGCCGAGCGATCAAGCCGATCATCTTCCAGAAGCGTCAGGACTATGACCTTAAAGCGATGACCCGTGTTGATGATGAGTCGGTGTTCATGCGCGATGAGTACCGCTATGGCGTGGATGCGCGGGTTAACGCTGGGTTCGGTTTCTGGCAGTTCGCCTACTGCTCGAAAGCACCTCTCACTGTCGAGAACTATGAAGCAGCTCGCGCCGCGATGATGGATTTCAAAAGCGACGGTGGCCGACCTCTGGGTGTTGTTCCGGGCATGTTGCTGGTGCCGCCAGTGCTTGAAGGTAAGGCTCGTTCGCTCCTGGTTAAAGATGCCAGCGGCGGAAATCCCTGGGCAGGTACTGCGGAACCTCTGGTCAGTACCTGGTTAAGCTGATTTAGGAGTTGTCACGATGACTAATATTGATAAGCGTTGGGAAGGCTTGACCATCGGCGGTGAGCTGGCAGTCGGTGTGTACTACGCCGGGTTGCGGCACAAGACATTCACCATGCGTATTCCGCTGGCAGGTGACTTGATCGACGTCCAGAGCGAACATCCTGAAGCGTCATTGCATGTGGCGACCATGGCTATTTATCACCGCCAGTTGTTATCGCTTGGTGATATTCCAGCCGAGGCGCTGACCTTCGATTTGCTGCGGTCTGAACTTGCAGAAACTGACTTGGCGTTGTTAGGTGCCGCCGACGAAGCACTGGAAAAAAAGCTCGCGCTGCCGAGCGCAGCAAGCACGGTTGGCGAGAAGTCGAACACGCCCTTGTCCGATTCGGCTACCGACTCGACGAAATAAACCGAATGCCTAAATCGGAGGTCGAGGCACGTCTCGACCTGCTCATAGGCAAACAAAAAACGGGTACTCGCTACGTGAGTAAACGACGCAAGAAAACCAAGGGGTAATTCATGTCCGCCGATCTACGCGTCGCATTACGTATCCAGGCAAATTCGGGTAACAGCCGACGCGAGATCGCGGGCTTGAATCGCGACCTGCGCCAGGCAGGTAAAGAAGGCGCTCGTGCCCTGGCAACTGAAGGTCAAAAAGCACAAACATCTATTTCAGGTATTGGCCGTGCAGGCGTCGGCAGCTTTAAAGCGATTCGCCAGGCGATGCGGGACAGTACCAAAAGTGGGCGAGAGTTCCGCACCGAGGTCATTCAGACAGGTGCAGGGCTCAAGGACATGGGCCAAGCCGCCCGTCGCGCCTCTCAGGAGACCAAGGCAACTCTGCGCAATGCAGAGCGTGAGGGCATCACGCCGCTTCGCACTGGTGTTGATCGTACCAGCACGAGCTTTCGGCAGTTAGCTCGTGCCGCGACCAGCAGTTTACGCACTATTAAGTCAGTGGCCGCTGCCACTCGGGGCGAGATCGGTCGGGTCAGGGGCATGATGTCTGGCGTTAACGGTCACTTAGCCGGGGCGGGGTTGGGTATCGGTGTTGGGCTTTCGGTAGCGAACAGTGCGAAGACTGACCGAAGGATGATCCAGCTGGGACAGACGGCCAACATGTCGCCTGCTCAAAATGAGGATATGCGGAAAGAGATATTCCGAGTATCAAAGTCGTACGGTAATGATCCTGACTCTATTCTGGGCGGTGCAGAAGCCTTGTTGGCTGGTGGTCTCAGTCCAAAGGCTGCGAAGTCGAGTATTGATGCTATCGGACAGGCAAGCGCCCTGCGCAACGCTGATCCGACTATTTTGGCGGGCGCCGGCATGGCGGCAAAAGAGGCTTACGGCTTCGACCTGGAGAACCCGGCAACGATGCTGGATATTCTTCAGAAAATGACCATCGCAGGTGATGCGGCCAAGGCCGAACTGACTGATCTAGGCGACATCTTTAGCAAGGTCGGCGGCAATGCGAATGCCGCAGGGTTCAAGTTTCACCAGTCGTTGGGATTGATCGAAGCCCTTTCAAACGTAGAACCTAATGCCGAAAACTTGCGCACGATGACTGGTAATTTCTTATCGGTTTTCAATACCGGTACGTATCAGCAACAAGTCAGCAAGACTACGGGTGTTGAGTTTTTCAACAAGGATAAAAGTCGTCGCGACCCCTTCGATGTGATTGCGGATCTGCGCAAGAAATACGACAAGATGCCTGATGACAAAAGTCGCGCTAGCTTCTTCAATGTGGTGTTCAAGAGCATGGATCGTGATGCTGTCACTGCATGGCGATGGATGCTCACGGGGGATCGCCAGAGCAATATGGTTGATATCTCTGGCAAGGCTCACAACGCGGCTCCCATTTTCAACCAGCAGCTCAAGGAAAACACTGGCAGCGCCACCGGAACGGCTGGGCGTATGCGAGCCACGTTAAGGGACGCCACCGATCGTATGTCGCGTCCTATCAATGAAGCCTTTGCCAATATGGGCAGCTATCTGCTCGATGACCTGAACCTGTCAGGCGAGCAAATGATAGGTCTGGGTGCCGCTACCGCGATTGGCGGTTACTACACTGGGCGCGGCCTCAAGAAAGGCGCAGGGGCGCTGCTGAACAAGCTACCAGGCATGGGCAATCCATTGGAAACCATGCAAGGGATCGCTGTCGGGAAAGTGCTGGAAGAGGCCACGGGCGTCACCTCAGTATTTGTAACCAACTGGCCGGGCAATATGGGTGCAGGCGTCTCAGCCGATTTATCGTTGGGCTCGTCCACTGGGAAGAAGCCCCCTCCAACTCCCTCTGCCTTCACAAAATGGGCAAAGACTCTGGAGCCATACGCCAAGGCTGCGGCGGTATATATGCTGACCCAGACACCCAAGATTGCGTCCAAGTTACCTCAGCTCGCGGGGGCATTCATTCCCGGCTCTACACCCCAGGACGACGCAACCAGGGCGAATCAGGCTCAACGTAGCAAGCTGTTGAGTGATGGGCAGAAGGCTTACTACAGCGCGTTCTATCGCAATCGGGATAGCCTCTCAGAGCAAAACCCTGGAGCGGCCGACAGCTGGATTTCAAGCCAAGCCTCACGTTTGTCTCACCAGCAAACAGGTATGACAGCCCAGGGGACATCGGTCGCTGGGGCCAATGAATGGGCTCAACAGCAATCCAACAACCTTCTAGGTAGTGCAATGGGCGGAGTGGGTGGATTGAATAACGCCATCAGCCGCTTGGAAGGCGTACTCAATCGTCCCTTCATATTTGAGGTAAGGACCGATACCAACACAGTATTCGCGGAGTTCGAACGGCGAGTAGATATGCAAATGCGACGTGGTAGGTAAGTAGCACTAGGTTGTTGAGGGAAAGGGATGGTTTTACTTCTCCGTTTGCCATCCCGTTGCAGTTTGGCCTTGGACGCCTGGTTAGCGTTCCAAGGCTTTTTTTTGCCTCACCATCACGGGTCTGGCAAGTGCATGCGTAGATGACCTACCCTACCAATCCCATTTACTGAGTTGTTGCCGCCACAACCTCCATGCCTACAGTCAGGGAGCTTGATGTGTGTCGGCACATTAGGCATCTATCTGCACCGGCTCAGGGCTGCCACCGCCCACATCCCACCACGAGTTTTATCCCTCCATTGCGGTAGGTTAAATATGTTCGAAGCGATCACTTATAAAAATGCGATAGGACCAGGGCCTCTGATTGATATCGGTGCACTCGCAGAAGGGCTGATTTTCTATGGACGGGTAGTGATTGCGGCTAATAGCGCGACCATTGAGGAGCTACTCACTCGTATCCCACCTTTCATACTCTTATCCTTACTACGAGATGGAAGACTGGAAATCCATTACATGGAGGACCACACAGGGGTATCAAGCGATACGCTTAGCAACGGAAGAACGGTGCATGGCCTGATCAGATTCTCGTCTCCTGATCATACAATCGAAAAAGTTGGGCCACAGAAATTTAGAGCCGCAGCAGGTAACAGCAGCCAGGCAAAAATCGGTGCAAGCCAGTTCACACGGCTCCTCAACCCCCTTAGTCACTCGGGGTTTAATCAAGAGTCTTTGCTTCAAACCTTTTCGGAAGGAGATACGATTCAAGACACCGTTAAAGCCCTCATTCGTGAAGTAGCTCCGACCTTCGAAAGCCTGAATGACTTTCGGTTTCAGGTTGAACGAGAGCGGAATGGGCAGTTCTCGGTTGATACGAACATCGACTTTTCTAGCCTCAACAAGATTTACCACCAAGTAGTACCTCCCGAACACTCAAGCCTTACGGATGCATACATATTGGCTTTGGTGCAGGGGGCATACCTAACAAGCTTTCTGGCTGCGTCACTGGATACAGAGATTGCAGTGCATCCTATTGAAAAGGTGGTGCAAGCAAGCGCCATAGACTCAGTAGTCAGGAAATATACCCAAAGCCAGCTACAGATTGAGCGTTTCGCGGATCTAACGCTCTGTGGGGGCCATGCAATTCGGGAAGCGGTCAACTCGGGCGCAGTCCCTTTCGCATCAGTAGTGAAGCTTCTCGACTCAGCAGACAAATTTCGTCATTGGCTACACCAGCAACCAGCAGACGCAGATTTGGTCAGAGCCTATTACCAAGAAACAATCAAAGACTCCTGGGTTGAAAAACTTCCCGGAAAAAGTATGCGATGGGGAATTTTCACTGGCATTGGACTAGGAATTGACGCGTTAGGTGCTGGCGGTCTCGGCACCGCAACAGGGGTCGCCGTTAGCGCAATCGATTCGTTTCTCGCAGATAAGCTTGTCGCTGGATGGAAACCTCACCAGTTTGTCGAACGAGACCTTAAAACCCTATTCGGTCCAGTCACAAAGGGTAAGAACTGACAAAGGATGAGTTTGCTTGCTCTCAGAGAGGTAGGACTATAGTCACCTCCATGCCAAAAATACGGGGTGCCAATTATCGTGCAAAAGGTCCGCCTCCTGCTCCTTTTCTAGATGCCAAACATCGTGCAATGCAGTGCCAAATCTGTCGCGTCCTTACACCAGCGTTGACCATCTTAAGGAGGAAATTGGGATGATCCCCCGCAAAAGTCCCTACGCGTAAAAAAGCCGAACTGGCTAGAGTTCGGCTAAGTCACTGAAAAATATGGTCGGGACGGAGTGATTCGAACACTCGACCCCTAGCACCCCATGCTAGTGCGCTACCGGACTGCGCTACGCCCCGACTAGGCGTGTTACTGGTTCGCTTCGTAACGAAGCGATCAGGAATATACCGCAAGCTTTTGAAATGTGGAAGTATTTTAAAAGCCTGTATCACTTCTTCAAAACTACCAGCACATCTTCGAGTTCGGAGATCATCTGGCGGATCAGTTGCTTGTATTGGGTTGTGTCGTCTTTGGCTTCATAACCGGACATACGCTGGCGCGCGCCGCTGATGGTAAAG